CTCAGGGTTGGGAACAGCGGTCTTAGGAACAGCTACTCCGTCACGAATCATGGCAGCATAACGATTGTGCAAAAGAGGATCACGGTTCGGAAAGTCGACTAATACCGGATTTTCCTCAGTGGGTTCCGCGATCGAAGGAACCGAAGGTGCAAGTGGCGCACTAAGTGGCGCACTAGACCCCTGTCCATCAGAGATGACTGGAGTAGAAACAGCAGTCGACGCTAACGGAGGGTGCGAACTCGTAGCAGTGATGTCATCGTCGGACGGCGAGAGGCTACTCTGCCGAACCGGATGCTTAGTCTTGATTTTGGTGTGGTGTGGTCCGCCCATAATTATAATTTTAATTGTTTTAATATGAAGAAATAGAAACAAGGATTTAGAACGTAAAGCTCTTCTCTTTCATTACAGTCTCCAGCAGAGCGAGACGCGTCTGATGATCGTCTAACAAGGCTTGCATATGCGAAGATGCAGAGTCAATGTTCTGCACAGGCCCTGAGGAAGGATTCTTGGGTTTCATTACCCCACCGACGAGATTACTAAGTAATTCGAACATAAAGAAAAATTTAGGAGTTAGAGAACGGAATCGAGGAAGAAATTGGTATCGAGATAGAGCCTAGCCTGAATAACGTCATCAGCAAATAGTAACCGCTTGCCCATGAAAATGGCATCCTGAGTAAAGCCGTAGTCTCTCCATTGACCCTTATGTAATACGGTAAGGTGACCATTCATGTTAACTAAACGAGGAAGGGTATCGGACTCTTGGCTGGATAAAATACTTCTACAGTAACGTTTAAAGGCATCGAGCGAGTCGATCGAAACGGTCTCTGCCATTAAAGCAGCGGTGGCAGGTCTTTGATTAACACTAGTCAGCATAGCATATCTTTAATTATGAGTGAAACGAATTACAGGCTTATAAACCCATATTGAACAGTTCCAGCGGGAAAGCAGGATTGAAGTGAGAGTCACGCATACCATCCTGAATCTCCATTTCTTCGCTGTATTCGAGAGGAAGTTGGTATATGGGCACAGGATACGCAAGTGGAACATCCGAACGCTGGGGTAGGAAGTAGTCCCAATGGTCACTATCGACTCTACCCGGAAAAGTACCTTGATACTGCATAATGAGTGAATTTTGTTTTTATGGAGTGCAATATCGCACCGCATTAAATATCCAAACTGAACTATCTTTCAGATCTTCATTTGGACAGGCTTAACTCCCAGTTTACCAGTAGCGTAAACGAAGAATTTATGCTCCCGAAGAGCAAACTGAGATATAACAGAAGCGAGTTCGGGTGCTAGATTCTCTATCTCCAGAGTTATCGCCGCAGCCCCTGGTTTGAACTTATCCTTGTGCAAAGAATATAGGTAAGTTTGAAGCGCTGCACGACCTTCTTTGGCCGCCCGGACGAGCTCGATGAGAGCGAGTTCTTGTACTACCTCACGCCTATAACCGTTGAGCTGTTCGCTTCTCTTAGCATTCAGCGAATCTCGCAGGACAGATAGGAATTTAATAGCGCGAGGTAAAGGCGTATTAGCAGAGGAAATATCGCTGATCAGCATATCGAGCATCATACGGGTGAATGAGCGTTCAGCAGACGTTATATTGTACACAACGCCCGTACCAAACGGATCGACGCTCTTAGAGCCAGCTAATCCGTCAGTACGCGCAGCTAATCCGACTTCAAAAATGAGGCTACTAGGCGGCGGCGTCTCATTGGAAACAGTATTTTGAAAAACTCGCGCAGGTACCGGAGTATCCAAACCACCGTAAAGATGCCGCATGAGAAAGCGATCACCTATCATCACTTCACCTTTAAGTCCTGCTAACTTCAAGAGCCTATTAAATTCATCTCCTTGTTTAAGTAAGCTTGAGATAGTAGGCGCAATTAGCAACGAATCATCAGATTGGATGTAGACACGTTCAGGAAGAGACCCGATGGGAACCCCTTCAGTTTTATACATAGTGATGTAATTAACGGCCTGGTCCTCGGTCCAACCTTCGCAATTCATTAAAGTCTGGAGATGGATTACGAAGTTGACGAAAGATCCCGTCTCGGAGGTAACTTTGACACCAGAAAGCAACCCAAGTAAACCAGGTTTGAATACCCATCCATGACTGTCACCATCAGGGGTATAATCGGGCCAGATTAGAGTACTGTCATCATGGAGGTACATGGCCATCTCATTTAAATAATCCTTATCTTCCATAAACTCGGCAAAATCGGCAGTAATGCGACGTACTATATCGACTGGAATATTACGATCATAATTACTATAATCCGCTTCTGCA